GGTCATGCTTTTGCAACGGCAGCACGGGATTATCATGTCATACAAGGCAGACCAGCCCTGAAAGCTGACGCAATGATGGCACGGTTTCAAGCTGCTGGCGGTAAAGTTGTCTGGACGGAGTACAAAGATGATGTCGTTACAGGAGTGTTTTCGCATCCGTCAGGCGGAGAACTGGCGGTCACTTGGACTATTGAGCAAGCATCTCGCATTGGCCTTGTTAAGCCTGGTTCTGGTTGGCAGAAATTTCCGCGTGCAATGTTACGCAGTCGGTGTATTAGCGAGGGCATTAGGAGCGTGTATCCAGGATCAGTTACAGGTTTTTATAGTCCAGAGGAAGTTGCGGATTTCGAGCCAGCAAAACCGAAGTTTATGGGCAAAATTGATGCGTCGCACTTAGAGCCATTGCCAAGCGCAGAAACCGTCTCAGAAGTCGTTTTAGACGATATGGGCGTGGTTGAATCCAAACCAGAGCCAACAATACCGCTTTTCGTACCCGGTATTGATGCACCCTACAAATATCTGTCTAACGTCGAGGACTGGATCTATGCTTTTGCTGAAATGTGTGAGCGTATTGGTACTTCTACTAAGTACAGCTTTACTGAGAAACGGGAAAAAGCCAAAGCTCTTGCTAGAGCTAATGAAGGCTATATGGAAACATTCACAGTAGCGCAGAAAATGGTTGTTAATCAAGCAATTGGAAATTGTGGGGGCAATAATGGCTGAAGGCGATTTTATCATTCCACCAGGGCGGGGCTATCTCTGGCAACAGCAGAAAAACAAGGAAACCGATCCCGATTTTAAGGGGGATATTGTTCTGCAAAAGGACTACAAAAAAGGCGATAAGCTCACCATGAGGGCCTATATGTCGAAAACTAAAAAAGGTGCGCCATACGTCAGTATTTACGAAACGGTTCTGCAAGCCGAGTTTGTTAAACAGGCCAAAGCTGAGAATTATCCCCGTGAAGTCAATATTGACGAAGATGACGTACCTTTCTAGCCAAAAACCGGTTTTTCTTGACGGAGGGGAGACATTTTGAGACATATCCTGCATTTGCCATACCCGCCAAGCATCAATAATTACTGGATTGCATCGGGTAACCGTCGGTTTGTTTCTAAGCGTGGTCGTGATTTTAAGTTAGCGGTACAAGAGTATGTTGCACTGCACCAATTAGAATCTTTTGGGGATGGGCAGGTAGTTATTGATATAGTATTGAGACCACGAGATGCGCGGTTGATGGACATTGATAATTGCATCAAGCCTATCTTGGATGCCATGCAGGATGCAGGAATGTTTGACAATGATAGACAAGTACACCAAGTATCTATCACAAGGGGGCTTGTGAAGAAGGGGGGCGGTGGATGTATTGTAGTAGTAGAGAACGCTTCACCCTCCGCAATGGAGGGCAGCCCCTAGCCGAGTCCTAACGGTGTTGAGAGCCAGCCGGTGGCCTGGTATTTAGGACAGCCACCACCTTACTCAATCTTATAGGGGATCATCATGGTCGTAGACCAAGAGCAGTTAATCATTCAGGCCAAGGAAGCTCAGAAAGAGCTGCAAGCCTACATTGCATTTGTTTCATACCTTCAATCGCAAGAGGAAAGGATGCTTACCAATGTTTCTTTTATCCTGTCACACCTTATCGAGGCACTAGAAAATGACTAAATTATTTATTGCAACACCCATGTATGGCGGTATGTGTACCGGTGCGTACACCCAATCACTGCTTAACTTGCCAAGCATTATGGCGAAAGAGGACATTGAAGTCTTGATGTCTTTTATGTTCAATGAATCACTCATTCAACGTGCGAGGAACGCTCTTGCCACGGCATTTATGAAGTCAGATTGCACCCATATGATGTTCATTGATGCGGACATCCGGTTTAATCCGCATGACATCCTGACCATGCTCAAGGCAGACAAGGAAATCATTTGCGGTATTTATCCCAAGAAAGAAATCAACTGGAACACTGTCAAACAGGCAATGGATAACGGTGTTGATAATGCTGACCTCAAACAATACACCGGTAGCTTTGTGGTTAACCTGGTTGGCTATCAAGAGTCGGTCACCGTGCCAGTGGACCAGCCAGTCGAGATTCAGAACGGTGGCACAGGGTTTATGTTGATTAAGCGTGAGGTATTTGAAGCATTAAAACAACACGTTCCCTATTATATGAATGATGTTGCTGACTTAGGTAATACAATGCAAGCGAGAGAACAGATATATGAATACTTTGCCACTTCTATTGAAGAAGAAACAGAGCGTTTGTTATCTGAGGACTATCACTTTTGTGCTATTTATCGCAAGATTGGTGGTCGCATTTACGCAGCACCTTGGGCGCAACTGGCTCACATCGGAACATATATGTTTGAGGGTCGGTTGATTCCAGCACCATAATGGAAAGACAAATGGAATTCAGTCAGGATTGGTTTAGTCACAACATACCAAACTTTCAATACTTGAAAGGACTTATCCCTGACTGCTCGAATATCCTTGAGGTTGGTTGCTTTGAAGGTCGGGCAACCTGCTGGATGCTTGAGAATATGTTGCCCCATGATGGTCGCATGACTTGTATTGACACGTTTGAAGGGTCAGCAGAACACGAAAATTTGACGCTGACCTTACTCTTTGAACGCTGGAAACAGAACGTTGATTGGGTGCGCCAGCAAGGTCAAATGGTGACGGCTTACAAGGGCCGGTCCAGCCTGGCGATGGCGCAGCTCATCCATGAAGATCAATTGTTTGATTTTATTTACATTGATGGCTCACACCAAGCACCGGACGTAATGACTGACGCTTGCATGGCATGGCAATTGCTTAAAACAGGCGGCATCATATTGTTTGATGACTACGCTTGGTTAGATATGCCTGGTATCTTGCAACGGCCTAAGATTGCAATTGATGCGTTCACCACGCTCTTTTCTGACAAATTACAAGTCGTATTGATTGGTTATCAGCTTGGTATCCAAAAAATCAAACCATAATTTTGGCTCGATTCTCCACAATATCAATACGATTTACCCAGCCCCGCCCGTAAATAGGGAACGTGGGCCGTGTGTGATAGAACGCTTCTTTTTCATCAGAAAAACGCTCAATCAAAGCAATTTTGTTAGCTGAATACGCATCCGTGACAGCCGATAAGGTTTGCTTACCTAAGATGCCATCATCTTTTACATTCACACATCTTTGTAGTAATAGTATAGAGCGCATAGGATTAGCGTTGACAGCAAAGTCAAAGCAAACATAGTCAATCCCAACAGGAAGTACATCAGCTTGCACAGCATCCCAATACTCCTTTTTGTAGAATGGTTTAACTACGTCAGGGGTTAACCCCCGCATATCTGCTTCACTGACTGCATGACCAACATACTTTTCCCAAGCCGCTTTGGTCACCCCTAAATTGGTCATGCCACCAGGATCGTTTGGATCATTAACAAAACCACCTTCTGATTGCAGCAAATACTCAAACGATTGATCCCAATTACTAATCATTTAGCCGCTACACCATTAAATTTATCCAACGAACGCAGTCCACCTAAACCAAGCATACCAATCAGCACTTGCATGGTGAGTGTCGTATCAATTGCTGGAAATGCACCGGTGTAACCCGTCATGGTTGCTACAAACCGAGCAATTGGCTCAATGATGGCTACATAACCAAGTCCAAACCCGCACACCCAGCCCACAAAAGGCCGCCAGCCTGATACAAACACCGAGGCGTTAGACGCTTCAACTTTGTTGATGTCCATTTGACCTGCAATAGCCGCTAGGTCACCATTTTGTTGCAATTCAACCAGTTTGAGCTTGGCCTCTGCTGCTTGAGCAGGATCAGGAAACAAGCGTTCGATCAGTTGTGAACCAACAGTAACAATAGCGGTAATCGGGTCCATGTTATAGCCCCTTAAAAAAATCTCTAATTTTGTCCCAAGACTCGACAGCAAGGGTTTCAATCTCTAAAGGCAGGTTAGCAATTTGTTGTTCAAGAATAGCAACTTGCGCTCTGGCAGCATCTAAATCAGCTTGCAATTTTTCTTTGATATTCATAGTCCTTCTCCAGCAACAAGATAAACAGAGGCTGTACCAGTAGCCGTGATACCAGCTACATACACAGTTGTATTGGATATTTGTAGGTTACTAATCACTTTCATGCTACCAGCCGGTATAGATACACCAGCCTGGGGTGTACCCGCAGTAGGTAACACCGCTGTGACCGAACTAGCGGCACTGATGTTTAGAAACACAGCGACGTTGCCTGTATTTGAAATCATCAGTTGATTAGACGGGCTAGATGCGGTCACCGATACCGTGCTAGTAGTGGTTGTAGCACTCAGTAGGGTAGACAAACCCATCGGTTGAAACGCAATGTTGTTAGCCATTACTTGTACACCTTATGCTTAGTCTCTGGCTTCGTTGTTGGCGATTTATTGGTGTCGGTTTGACCGCCAAAATTCCAGATAGCTATAAAACCCGCTGGTAATTCACCGCTTGTATGCGTGTTTTTACCATCTCTTGAGCCATCCCGTGGCAATTGTGGACGAACAGACTTGGCAATCTGTTGATTAACTTCACTCGGACGTTTGTGACCCTTGAACATTTGTATTCCTTTCTTTCACGTTAATAATAAGATACGAGAATATTGAGAAAAAAGCCATAGTGACTAATCTCTCCCAGCCTGGATCGTGCATTACCCAACAAGCTAAAAAGAATGACAATCCCAAAGACAAAATGACAAGCAATCTGCCCATCACCACATCCAACGCTAACCGTACAAAAGCAATGACATTCATCGTTATCCCCTAGTTAAACAGTACATAGTTTAACGCTACTCGTCATCATCTGTGTTAATAAATCCAGCACCCCATTCATCATCCGAGAGTTTTTGTTTCAATTTTTCAATATTGATCGAACGGTCCAGCACTCGGCACTTATCTGTTAATGACGCTGTTGGGTCAGACATCACCTCAGATAGCAACTGTGCAATCGCTTTCTCCAGCTCTGGATTAACACCTTTTTGTTTTTTCATTGTTTTTCATTTCCTGTCTTTTTTTGATAAAGCCGTGACGCTTCACCACTAGCCAACACTTCTGGCAAACTTTGAAAACCAAAACCCAAAGCACGTTCATCTAAATTCTCTTGGCCTAAACTTTTTTGCAAAGCTCTAGCGGTTTTTGATCTACGACCAGTTAAATTTGATGCAACATCGCCACCAGTGCGTAAAATTTTACCCAACGTATCTTCAGCAACACCCGTTTCCCCGCCGTTTGTTTGCCATCTTGCTTTGAATTTTAACTCTGAGCCAATTTCAGCTAATTGATCTAACAATGCTGCTTGACCATCACCGTCTCGACGCATTTGACCTTTGCGACTGCCAAGCATATTGCCTAATTGCTCTAAACTAATATTGCCTTGTCGTATGCCTTCCCGTCCCATCAATTCTTCAAGGGCCATTGTGTTACGGTAAAACGGGCGAATTTGCTCAAGCGTGGCAGCAACATCAGGATGATTTCTTGCCACTGATGCGTCCAAAGCGTCTACTAAACCATAAATTTCTCTGGCATTTTGAGGGTTTGTTGACCGAGCGTATTGAGTCAAACTGTTTCTTATTCTTTGTAATGCGTCACCTTCAATACCAAAAGTATTAGGAATGGCATTAGCTCTATTAGCCAAACGATCAAAACTATTAACAATACTTTGTGCTGTGTTTTTTACTTGAGAATTTGATGCAACATTAGGTAATAATTGTTCATTTTGAGCCATACCACGAATGACATCAACTGCTTCTGGATCAATATTAAAAGTCTTACCTTGATAAACTTCATCAAATTGTTTACCTAAATTATTGATTCTATTATTGAGAAAATCACGGTTAATTTCAGCATTACGTCCTGGCGCAACTTCACCAGTAGACAACGATGCCCATGTATTTGCAGTGCGTTGATTGTCTTTGGTTGCGCCTAATGCGCCTTTTGATGCAATGGGTGAATCTGCTTTGACTTGTGCCGCAACTGGACTAAAACCCATTGTTTCAGCACGACGAGCAATTTCTTCACTGGTTTGTGAAGGCGTACCTAAAAAAGCACGAACACTACCTTTTAACATTCTTGGGACTTCAGCCCCAAAACCACCAATCATTTCACCAATATTTTGTTGAAACCCTAATTCTTTTCTTGGTTTCTCAATTCCGATCTTTGACGCAAGTTGTTGAGCTTCAGAGACGGTTGGCAATAAAGTTTCACGACCAAACAAACTTTCTTTGTCATTTTTGTTTTGCAATCCAACAGCTTTTGGAATGGTGGATGCCAACATTTTTTCCAATTCACCTGCTGCACCGATTGCACCTGTTCCAGCACCGTAAGCAATAGCACTTGCTCTTTCCGATAACGGAAATTCTTTAGCAGTCCGCTTTTGACTTTGTGCAATACTTTCTTTAGGCGACGTTGATTCTTTCGCCCAATCTGGCACACTTGAACTGGTGTCTTTGGCCCAATCTGGGACGTCAGTAGCCATTATGGTTGCACTCCGAATCTGTCAATAAATTTTTGACGAGCCGATGGATTGTTTTTTACATATTCACGGTCAGCGTCGGTCGGTATTGGTTTTGAAGATGGTTGCGTTAAATTTCTTAAATCTTCAGAAACAGTTGATCGACCAGCACGAGAGGCAGTCAACACATCACTAACTGTAAATGGTACAGCTTCATTTAATTCGTCTTGATAATCTTTGAAACCTTGTATGTAACCTTCATTTGCACCAGGATGATTAGCAAAGCTCTTAGCTAAAATACCTAATTCTTGTTTAGCTCTTGCTAAAAATATTGCTTGATTCAGTGGTGTATCGCCTTCTTGGGCAACTTGTTGTTTGTACGCTTCAATTGCACCTTTGGCTGATGAATTAGCATAACCACCGCCTAACGCTCTTGACATATTGTTTTCAAAACCACTAACCAATTGTTGCATCACTCGTTTATCTTCATTAGTGATTTCTCTAGTCAGCGTGTTTGATAACGAACTAATTAGTGTGTTGCCTGTTTGACCAGTCATTCCTGCAAACGTACCTAAAACAGTATCTGCTGGCATACTGGTTAAATTAAATAAATCGGTGTAAGCCTGACCTGCTGATTCAAAAATATTAAATGCGTATCTGTCATTTAATCCACCACCTCTTGTAGAGGCAGCACCTTGCTTAGTTGCACCTTTTGCTAATTGTTGGTCAACAGGTTTACCTGTTAAATCAGTATATTGTTGTTTAGCTTTATCATAAATAATGGTTTGACCATCTTTTGTAATAAATGCTTCTTTGTTTGCAATGTTTTGTTGAATAATTCTGTCGTTATATTCTTTAGTGCGTAACGCAAGGTTGCCAGCGTTAGTGGCTGAGTTTTTAAGACTGACTGCTAATTGCATCGCTTTGTCAGCGTTCTGAATAATGTAATCACTCGATGCAATTCCTTGCATGGCCCTTGCTTTCAGTTGAGCCACTTCTTGATTGGCTTTTTCTAAATCAATTGAGCGCAACTTAGTAGCGTTCTCAAGCATAGAAGCAGCGTTTGTAGCCTCTGCTTGTAAACGCTTCATGTTGGTATCAAATTCTTTCTGTGAAGCCGCTATCATGTCTTTACGGCCTTGCTGATACCCTTTGAGTGTGCCATCAATTGCAGACAATACATTGGTAGCCGATTGTTTACCGGATTTGCCTAGCATTACACCTAGCATAGCCACCATGCCACCAAGTTGACCGTAATCCGATACGGTTTCTTGCGGCACTTGAAAAGGTTGCGCTAGTTGACCAGCAATTTTCTGTTGTGTCTGGCCCTGCTGTTTAATCTGCTCTTGATATGCCTGGTTAATTGGTGCAGACTTTTGAGCTAGTGCATCTTGAGCTTGTACATCAATGTCGGCTTTCTTTTGTGCAACATCGCCACCCGCTTTGAGCATAGACGAAACGCTTGACGGTAAGCTACCGAGCAAATTAGGAACATCAACATTGCTATTTGTTTGCGTATCAGCCATGACTATTCCTTATGCGTTCAATTGACCGGTGCTGGTGTTGTATAACGGTTGACCTGTTGTTGCACTGTATTTAGGTGTCTGTGGGCTATTAAACGCAATAGATGCAAGACTAGAATACAAACTCTGCATTTGTGATGCCAACTGTTGATCCGCTTGCAAACCCATCTGAATACCTTGAATGGTGTACTGGTCACTAATACCGTTTTGTGCCAATGCTGTGTTAACCGCACCAATCTGAATCTGGTTAGCCAGGTTATCCTGAGCCAATTGAATCTGCTCTTGTGTCAAACCAAGTTGAGCCGCTTGAGCCATCAAACTCTGACCTTGAACACCATACGCAGCACCAGCTTGATAAGTATTTTGACCTGCTTGGAATTGATTTTGTGCCAGTGTGCCAAGCGCATTTAATTCAGCGTTACCGGCTTGCATCGCACCGACACCGCCCCTAGACGCAACACCTTGCTCTGCTTGAGCTTTCAGCGCATTAAAAGCCTGTTGGTTAGCAGGTGTTAATGTCCCCGCTAAGGCTTGGTCCATTTGTTGCTTACCCGTATCAATCAACGGCTGACCGTAAGCAGCAATGTTGCCAGCAATACTTTGCAATTGAGGAATCACAGCACCGACTTGTTGAGACGCAGTCTGTCCTTGTTTCTGTGCTTGTTGTGCAATGTTAGCTAATTGTCCTTGTGCTGCGGCTGATTGTGCTTGCGTTTTATCAGCTAATGCCCCGACTTGCTGACCAGCTACTTGACCTTGTTGCGCCGCCTGTTGTGCTTGATTACCAACAACCGCACCAATACCGCCAAGTCCAGCTAATTTAGCTAAACCAGCCGCACCGCCTAAACCATTCATTAAACTGTTTAACCAGCTTGAACTTCCACCCGATGCACTGGTATCTGCTGGAAATGGTGATTCTGTTGGCGTGGATGCCGCATCAGGGGCTTGTCCAGCAGCACCATACGTTAAATCACCGCCTCCTTGTGAAGCCGCTGCATTAGCGTAATCCATTGGTTGATATGCTGGTGTTTGATTACTAGCACCACTGCTTGCTGCGTTTAATTGAGTGCCAAAATCTTGCGTTTGTATATCTTGAGTTGGTGCAGGTGTTGAGCCGTATAAATCACCACCACTAATAAATTCGTCACTGCTTACAAAATCACCTTCAGTGCCAAACTCAAGCAATCCTGTATCAGGGTTTCTACTACCACGACCGCCTCGTTTTTTCAGTAACGCAGCTTCTTGGGGTGTGATATGAGCCAGCACCGTGTCTTTGCCACGACCCTTAGAGCGCAACATCTCTGCCAATGCCGGCATATCAAGGCTCAAAGACTTTCTAAGTGATGCACTCATCAATAACTCCCTGTATCGTCTTTAACTCTAAGTGATGCTTGATTCCATACGTTTTGTGGCGTACCGCCAGTAGACGGGTCTGGTGTATCGCCTGTTGCACTACTTGGTGACCCAATCCCTAATGCGCTACCTAATGCTTGTGAACTGGGACTACCAATCTGAACCACTGTATCACCCGGTGATGAACCAGAGCCATAAAAAGTAACACTTGATCCTGTACCACCTGTTGCTCTGCTACCTGTGCTGCCTTTCAAGTTTGTGCCGCCAACACTGTAATTGGTCGCAGTTGTCGGTGCTTTTGTCTGTCCTGGCGCACCAGTTGCTGCCGCCGCTTGTTGCGTTGTAGACGTATCAATACCAAGAGCTTTTGCTAATGCTGGATCAAGGGCAAATTGTTGCGCTAACGATTCTACTGATTTTACTCCACTAGCCAAATCTTTTGATGCTTGTTGTTCTTCAGGCGTAGCGTTTGGATCAGCCGCACTCAATTCATCCACAGCCGCACCAAACGAACCAGACGCTAAACCTTCAGCACCCCCTAACTCAGCCGCTAACCCTACTTGATTGCCGCCTTTGCCCTGAGCTAATGCACTACCTGTTCCACTTATTGCACCGCCCACTGTTTTACCAAGCACACCAGCAATATCTGAAGAAAGCCCAGCATTTTGCAAAAGCGTCGATACACCACTACCCACAAAAGGATTGATACCCGCACTAATAGCAGAAATCAACGGGTTTTGATTAGACAGCGCACCGCTTACCCCACCTTTTGCCGCTTGCAATACCGCTGTACCTATTTTGGTTGCCGCAGCACTTCCCACTTCCGCACCTAACGCTTCACCAATAGGCGCAGCAATGACACTAGCCAGTCCTGGTATGGCTAGAGCTGCACCGCCAATAAACAATGCGCCTTGCAATAAACTTTGCAACACACTGGCATTATTTGCAGGTTGCTTTAATGGTGCTGGCTCAAGAGATTGTTTATCTTGTCCGTTTGCCACCGCAGCATTAAATTTAGCAGGTGTCATAATCTGACCGTCTGCCGTGCGCCATGCCGTGACATTGCCATTGGCATCGACGTTAACTGTTGGTACACCCTGATAATCTGAGTATTGTTCGGGTTTACCCGTAGCAGGAAACGCATTGAAAGCAAATTGTGATGCTGCACCACCTTGTGCTTTGCCAACACCTTCAGACACAATGTTCTGTTGTTGCGTAACCGGCTGGCCTTCAGACGTATAGTTACCAACAGGGGCAAACACCACTTGCTGGCCCGTTGTGGGATCAATAACGGGTGGTGGCGATCCTGATTGTGCAACCGATTGCGGATTTTGTTGGGCAACCAGTCCTAAGTCTGAAATAGCGTTTTGTATTGTGCTACCAGAATACGCTTGTACTGCTTGGTTTACTTGGTCAGGCGAAGGAGGGGTATTAAAGACTTGTTGATAAGCGGCTTGGTAAGCGGCTGGTGTAACCGGTGAATTATTCTGAATAACATTGTTTTGTACAGCACCGGTCTGGTTATCAACGTAATAAGTGTTGCCTAATGAATCTGTAACTTGCGAGATTGGGTTGCCAGCATCGTTTAATACGACGTTGCCGTTTGCATCAAGCAAATTACCAGAAGCATCTAATCCATAAGCCATTACCGAAAACCATTTTTTTTGGAGGCGGGTGAAGTGTTTTTAATTTAAGACGTAATCTTTAATGCCGACGCAATTTGTTCGTGAATGTACAGGTGAGACGAGATCCAATCATAAAAATCATCCTCTACATTCCAATCTACGTCCAACATATTTTCTGGATTATCTAACCCTAAAAGGTTTGCTAAAGCCTGATGTTCGTCCTGGTGTGAGAGCAACCAGTCATCCAAATTATCAGGGTTTGCATCCATTAAATCATACGCTGGGATCACTTTGCCGGTTTTAGCCAGTGTTTCCCTGAATAACTGGTGTTGCAATCCATTTTCAAACAAGAATTGACCTAATGAATCAACATCACCAAATTCAACCGTCGATAGAGCTGCGTAATCCATTATCGGTCAGCTTTAGCATCTAATTTGTCGTAAATCTTGTCTAGCAATTGTTCAATGCGATCAAACTTGGCATTGACATCATCTTTTCTAGCGTAATTCTCTGATACATGAAGCTCAAGTCCACTAATGTCACTTTTCAATTCTTGGACCGCATCCCACAACTGTCGAGCAAACCAACCAACTACCGATAACAACGCACCTAACGCTATATTGATTAACTCTTGTGTATCCATGTATCACACCGCATAGTAAGGGACTTTAACAATAGTCCCATTCAAATCAACTTGGAAATAGCCAGCCGGGACAAGGGGCAGACTAGAAGTTGCAAACGTAGCAGTAGAACTTGTTGTGGAAATAACATTAGTGGCTTGGACGTTAATCGAACCTCCCGCAATTGTGACGTTGCCGGTTGAAGTCAGCGTTTCCGCAAAAATCGAGAGGTTACGATTGATCGTCATTATGCAGGAATCTCAGCCCAGATCAACGAACCGTCGAACGAGCCAGCGGTTGTTGCAACAGTATTGCCCCAGGCCAAATAAGTACCGGGAGCAACAATGATTGCGCCTTTTAATTCCTCAGACAGAGCCTGCACGTTGGTTACAGCAGTAGCGGCAGTCAAGCCAATTGAAACGCTTGGTGCAACGAAAGTTGAAGCCAAAGCTGCTGTGTTTGCCGTGTTAACCATTGCATAAGCGGCAGAACCCGTACTGGCTTGCGAGTACATATTGCGAGCCTGAGTCTGTGTACCGGTTACTGCAACACCGCCTTGGTTAACCTGCCAAAAGCCCCAGTCTGTTGCAACAGCGGCAGTACCAGTAGTACGGATACCGAGTTTTGCAAACAGGATAACAATATCAACACCCGATGTAGCTGGGTTGTAAATACCGATAGCTGGCGAACCAGCGGCAGCACCAGTAAAGGCAGCAGGGGTTGCGGCAGTAAAACCGACTGAAAACACTTTACCTGCTTTGATAAGCGAGTAGTAGTTAGGTGCTAGTTCTGAAACAAATGCTTCACCAAAAGTACCACCAGGGTTGTTAGGTGTACCAGCGGTTTGACGAGCTGAAGGCAATGAGCCTACTTGGTTCTGGATAATCATAATTGATCCTTTAGTTAGTCATGTTAATAAGGGTTGAAGCAGGGTTAAGATAGTCCGCTAACATCGTATCAGGCTCGTCAGCGGTAGAACGGAAGCCTGCTAATAGTTGTTCTTCGTATACATAATGGGTCAGCACACGAAGAACGCCTAAAATCTGAGAAAGTAAATCTTCAATTGACTGTTGTGATGGTGTAGCAGGTGCGCCCCGCATTAACACGGCACCAAACATATCTGTCTGCAAACGCCGAGCCGCACCCGTATTATCTGTGCCGCCTATCATCACAGGGTTGACAGAAGATAGGGTAGAANTAATTGGGTTGGTTGATGCCGTTGTAGACGTATAGGTAACGTTATAAGTACCGACTTGATAGCCAACTGGCAACTGACCAACAACTTGTGCGTTACCGTTGGTATCCGTTAATGGCCTTCTTGAAGTGCCGTTATAGTCTACGCCTTGAATTGGTATTGCACCAGCACCAAGGGCATAACTTGCATAAGGCGTTTGCCGTAAATAAACAACTAACGATGTAGCGGCAGTTGCTGAAAAACGAATATAACGTGCGGCGACAGGGAAAGCATAAACTAAGTTAGTTGTTGCACTTGTTGTTGTAGCTGATGTACCGCCTGCACTTGTTAACTGAACACCGTACACAGACTGAAAGTTAACACCGTCATTAGAGTGCGCCACAGTAATTGCGACTGCCGCTTGCTGTTGAAATACGACGGATTGATACCCTGTTGTATCAATTGTTTGTGGTGAGTTTGCGCCTATGTAGAGAATAGCGGAGGGCGGGGCATCAGACGGAATAGCGGCATTGTTGACATCTAACTTAGGCGGGTTGAGTGTGCGGGTATTAAAAGCCAGACCCGTATTATCACTCATCACCTGCTCAAGCAAGTTTACGCCAGCAAAGTCACCGTTTGGATCACCAGTAATAGATACGTTAATTGGCGCATCAGTAGATTGCGCACCCTGAAGCGTTTGATCTAGTGTTGGCAACGGGTTATTTGTACCCGCTTGTTGCGTGGTGCCGCCGTTATTAAACCCAACAACATCACTTGACGTTGGCGCAGGTTGCCCGTTTGTACCCGTAGATGCTAAGACAGGATTAAGGTAACTCATTACGATACCTCAATAGAAGAAAGCGTTACGTCCACAGCCCCTGTTGCGCTGACTTTAATTGCGGCATTTTGAACCACAATAATCTTAGCGGCTTGGACAACATCAAGCGAATTGCCTGGCGGAATAGGAATATTGTATGCAATGTTAGTAACAACTGTTGCTGACGCATTGGTCAGTGTTACCGTTGCATTAACTGGACTATTGGTAAGATTACAAAGTAAACAACCAGTCAGCGTTGCCTGAACACCAGACGTAGTTGGGTTATACACCGTGGTTAACGATGTAACGGTATTTGCTTGTGCGGAGACGTAGTTAATAGCCATTATGCAATCATCGCCATAGCCAGTGCTATTTTAGCCACTGAAGTTGCAGAACCAGACGTTCCGAAAGGTATATTAAGGTTTGTTCCGTCAAAAGTAAATCCCGACGAAGCACCTAACACACCGCTACTATTGTATTGAACCTGCGTATTTGAACCAGCCGCCGCTACACTGCCAATTGACACCGTATTGAACGCCACAAAATCCAGGATGTCACCTGAACCTGCACCCGTATTTAAAACAACCGTTGTGCCGTTTGTAGCCGTGTAATCTGCTGTATTCAGCAATACACCATTCAAATACACTTCGATATACGGTGCTGTATAGGTAACACTAAATGTTGTTTGACTTGCCGTTGCCGTTTGCGTTGTGCGACTATACGACGCACTTAACGCACCCCATGTTGGCGGGGCAGACGAACCCTGACTGGTTAATACTTGTCCAGCCGTACCAAATCCTGTTGTACCGGATAGTGCTGGCGTTGTACCTAAATTGGTCGATAAACCAATTGCACCCGACGCATTGATAACGTGAGCATATTGACCTGTTGTACCGTAGGTTAGATACAGCTTGTAACCGTTTCCAGAACCAATGGAAATATCGCCATCGTGTCCAGAAAAGTAAATACCGTTGTTGATCGAGTAAAAATCAACAGGGGTTGATGCACTAAATGATGACGAATTCATACCAAATTCGCCGTAATAGCTTGAGTCTGTGCCTAAATTATTACTTAGGACATAGTTAACTGACGCACCAGCCGTATTGCTGCTGTTCTGGAACAAGCTCTGCAAATAGCTGTTAACAACCGACGCACCCGATGCCACACTTGTGTTTGACGCATTAAACGATAGCGCAGGAGTTGTGCTAGTTGTTGAAGTCACCGACAACGTAGGCGTGTTCAGCGTATTGTAAGTTACGTTGTAATTAAAACCGGAATACGATGCCAATGCGCTAGTACCGTTGCCATAGGGTATGTACCCAGCGGTCAACAACGTTAAACCTGTGCCGCCGTTACTGACCACTAACGTGCCACCAAGCGTAATTGCGCCTGTGGTAGCCGTTGCAGGTGTCAATCCCGTTGTGCCGCCTGAGAATGTTGTGACACCTCCTGCTGAACCATTGCTTGCCGCTGTGATGCGACCTTGAGGGTCAACTGTTAAATTGGTGTTGGTGTAATTACCGGCAGTGACCGTTGTGTTGGCTAAATTGATTGTGCCGCTAGTAGTAATTGTGCCGCCATTTAGACCTGTTCCAGCAGTAATAGAAGTAACTGAGCCGTTTCCTGTGCCAGGTGTATAGCCAAGCGCAGTTGTTACATCCGATGACGTTAATGTCACCGCACCATTACGAGTGTTAAACGATGTAACACCAGCATTAGTTAATGTCACGTTACCCGTTAACGCACCACCACCTGATAGTCCAGTCCCAGCAATAATATTGACTGTATTGGCTACCGCACCCGCGACGTTTGCTACTGGTATTGTTGTTGATGCCGTAACAGGACTGGTATTGTTGGCATACATATAACCAGTCAAACCGGTTACCGTAATAGACGTAAACGCTTCTGTGTTTGATCCGTCTAATTTTTGCCAAGTTGTACCGTTGAAGATTGCCCAATCACCAACAGACCATAAACTCACACCATCAAGCGTCGTTGTTCCTGCAACCGACACAACATAATAATAACCATTTGTACCCACACCAGATGTCAGCGTTGGCGTATTGGTTGAAGCGTTCCATGCGCCTTGATAAGTCAAGCCGCCAGATGTCCCGCCACTAGATGATGTTGATACGGTCTTTAACATAATTACATTCCATCGCCTGGACTGATATAAACGCTTGCGTTACCGCTTGCAGTAATACCAGTAAAGTATGCGTTTGGTACAAAAGTCAAAATCTCGTCTGTGCCTGGGAGTAACGGAAAAGCAGGTTGTGAACTCGTCACAATCACTGCATTATTAGCTGCTTCCGTTGACGTTGAACCGTAGCCTAAAAACACCACGACGTTACCGCTATTGATAATCCTGTACTGATTTCCGCCAATGGTGCTAGAACCGCACTGAACAGGCGTAGGCGCACTGGTAGCGGCAAGAAACGTAATGGTATTACCAAACTTGGTGAAAGCGTTTGTAGACATTATGTTGTCTCCGTCGGTGCGACATAGTTAGGGTCATGCGCCCATACAACAGGGGCAAGGGCTATTAGTTGTTCTACTGTGGTGCAAGCAGAGATAGCTGTTTTTTGGGCAACAACTTGAGTCCTGATCTCGTTTCTCCAAGTGTTCCAAGCAGCATCAATAGTCTTACCGGTTTCATAGGCTTTGATGACCATGTAGTCGGTAGGCGCAAGGATAGCACCTGCTGTAAGGTTTACTTGCTCGGTAGCGAGGACTTTGAGTGCTGTTAAGTCTTTAGGTGTTGTGGTGTATGAAACCGTTACAACCCCGTTGGCATAAACAGGGTCATGTTCGGTCACCCAATAATAACGGTCATCGGGACGTACATCAAAAGTAATAGCTACTGCACCAATCTCTGCTTTTTCGTTGTCGGACGCTAATTGCCACCAGTTTTGCGGATATTGAATATCGTTAAACGTAAAGGCTGAATTGCGAACAATTTGTACAATCTGGTTGTTTTGGATGATAGCAAACATTATGGATTTCCTTGTGCATCGCCGTATTTGAATACCGGTCCTGCTGTCGTGACTGAATAAGTATTTGTACCTGATGCGTTATAAGAAGCGGAGGACGTAATGACTTGAAATCCGTTTGCTGTTTTGTTAGCGTGAGTCCCAAACGTGACAGCGTTACCGTTAATGGTTAGTGCCGTTGGCGCACCGTTCAAGTAGATAAACGGTCCATTGATGCTTGCGTTGCCTGTAAACGATCCGCTGGTGGTTACTGTGCCAGCGGTAAGGTTATAAGCGTTGAGGGCTACAAAGCCTGTCGGAGGTGTGTAAGTGAATGGTTGTTGACCAAAGTTGACAGCAGTGCTGTTTGATACGCCACTGGCATAATCAACAACAAAAGAAAATACAGTGCCAGTTAGACTTGTGTTGCAAGTAAACAATAACGTATTGTTTTTGTATACCGCTAGCGTTCCCGCACCCATATCTAAAGCAAACCCAACAACATCACCACCCGTTATGACGGAGTATGTATTTGTTCCCGTTCCGTTGTCGTATTTCCAACTAAATGTTCCTGCACCGTTGGTATTCTGAAAGCCCCAAACACTACCCGAAGATAGCCCACTACTAAGAGAATAAGTAGAAGAACAAACACCTCCGCCAATTACTGCGGCTGATGCGTTAAGAGATCCAGCAACAATAATAGTTTGTTCCCAATACCATTTGCCGGTAGACAGCCCAAACGTAGCTCTTGCCCCGTAATAATTAGCACTTCCAGTATTTGAAAAACCAAGATTACCGTTTATAGGAGTAGAGTTAGTATAATCGAGTGGATTCAACACCGCGTAATTAGCAGCCGTAGTACTGGTCAGCGTCGGCACATCCGTCATGCTGTCGTACGTTGATCCCGCAGTCAGCGAAATGTTGTTGGTAGTCCAGTTGTTACTGTTACCGGACAAGTCATAGCCAAGTGTCGTTGTACTAGCCGTATTGCTAAACGGTAAATAGAATCCGTTAGTGCCGTAAGTACCTGAGTACTTAGCAGGTTGCCAGACCCCTGTGGTGGCGTTAAATGAGCCAAAGGATGATGGTGTTAGGGCTTGACCGTCGATAAAGTTAACTTCAGCTAAGTAACCGTCAAAATAGTTAGCTGAATTTGCTGATGCTGTTTGATGGGCAATAGCAGTATTGAACACTGTATTAGCTGTTGTGCCTGTTGCTCTTGAAACACTGTTTACATATATAGTTTGTGCTGATCCGTTTTGTACATACACTACATGATACCAACCGGAAGGATCAGTCCACGCCCCGCTCGTCGTTGCCGCTGTTGTTCCGCTAAGGGTCAATACCAACTGGTTGCTTGAGTTAAACCCAAAATTAGTAGTTGTACTTGCCCCGAACAAATACTGTGTTGTCCCTAACAACCCTCTCTTAACCCACCCTGACCAAGTAAAAACCGTTGAAGATGTCGGTGTTGTAAATGTACGGGTTAAGTTAGCAGACGCACTGGCACGAAACCGCAAGGAATTCGTGAGGTTGTACCCACTTGACGTAGGTGCGGCAATCTTAGCAGCACTAAACATTAGAAACTCTGTCCATAGATAGCACCGTAAGTATTTGTGCCATCTTGATAAAAGTTAAAAATATCAATCTTGCCTGACGTAGATGTTGGCGTTGGCGTTGTACCACCCGCCCATTTTAATGTTGTGCCACCCGCCCACGTTAGCGCATCAGAACCTGCATACGACACCAGAACAGTAAAACTCTTACCTGATACGCTAGAAGGTAGCGTAATCGTCGTAGAACCGCTTGTAGTGATCTTTTGTATCGTTCCGTTACTCAGCGATACCGTTGTGTTGCCCGTCGCTGTATAGAGCGTTTCTACATAGTTGGTGATAGTTGGATTAGTGACTGTCACACCAGACGATAAATTACCGCTTGAGACGGTGACGTTTGTCAGGGTGACGTTACCAAACGATGTTGTGGTGTTACCCAGATACACCGTGGTGTTACCAAGAGTGATGCCTGTCGCAAAATTAGAATCCAGTTGTGATAACGGGATTGCAGTGGTTGCCGTAGCAAAAGTATAGGGGACAGTCATTAGAACCTCACTCTTAATTCATGTTCAAATTCAAATCCATTTACAGTAAAAGCGGGATTGCTTGATGTTACTGTAATGCCAAGATATTTTCCATACTGTGATGCGTCTGTTTTGTACAAACTATATCCAATCTGACCCCAGCCAATCGTCGTACTGCTGTTATTTGTCCAGGTAATCGTTGTCAAATTATTATTTTGCCAAGCCACTAAAGAACTCAACGTATACGCTGGACTTGAACCCGTCTCAGAATCCACCGTGGCTGACATCGTTACTGAGCTAATATTGGTAGCCGTTGCTTCAATGCCAATCTTTAACGCTTGCTTAGTCCGTATGGGATCAGTCATTGGCAACAAAGCCGTTTGTATCCGACTGGTGATTGATCCAGACGTATTCTGATACAACTGATAAAGCGTTGATCCATCCGTGCCGAACAATGTAATTTTACCGTTCAATGGCACAGAAGTAATGTATTTTAAGTTATCGCCTTGTGACGTTAAAAACCATTTCTTTTCAAAAAACACCGCCTGAATATACCGATACGTTTGCGTAAACGTTGCGTCATAATATCTAAAGTTAAACGCAGCACACAAAATATTGTTTAGCAATACTTGTCCCGCATAAATGGGATAAGTAAAGTCAATATTAGGGAACAATCCATCAAGCGGGTCAGACAGTTTAGTTGTCGTACTTCCTACTAAAGCGTACACGCCATAGTCGTTTAAGAACAAAATAGACCGAAAATACGGGAATATTGCGTAAGGACGCTTTGATCCAACTGATGCTGAGATGTTGGTGTTCGTAAACACCGTCACACCACTCGTATCCACCGTGACATTAGAAATCACGTTAATACTGTCATCACCAAAGATATATAAGAAATTATTAGCAGAAATAATTTGCTGGATATTTCCGTGCAAGGTTTCGTCGGTCAACACAAACGAACCAGCCGATACAGACGTAAAATCTGTATAAGAATTGACTGCTGAATAATAAATGGTACGCCCAGCCGCAATCCATACCCTGCCGCTAAACGATGCAATCCCAACATTAGAATCAGAATTGACAATACCTTTAAGCACTGCGCCTGTTCCACCACCGCCTGATACAGTCACCGTTAAATTAGACGCATTGGTGTAACCTGAACCTGGATTAGTAATCACTACTTCAACAACCTGACCACCGGACAGAACAGCCGTACCTGCCGCACCTGAACCACCCCCGCCTGAGAATGACACAACCGTATTAGCTGAGTTGGTATACCCTTTACCACCTGTTACCACTACCGCTGATGCCGTACCGGTTGCAAACGTCACGACTCCTGCAATTGCCGTTGCACCACTACCAGCACTATCCAGAATGGTGACGCTTGGCGGGGAGGCTGAGTTATATCCTGAGCCAGCATCAGAGAGCGATACGGTTTTGACTACACCGGATAACACCGTTGCCACCGCATTGGCTTGCGTACCGTTTGTGCCAGGTGCGCCAATACTCACGCTTGGACTGCTGTAACTAGTACCGCCGTTAGTCACCGCAATGATGCCAACAGAACCAATGGTTACAACATTATTGCCATCCCAAGCAAAATAACCTTTGGACGGATCAAGAATCAATAAATTATTGTTTTTCCATTGTGCAGTTTGTACACCTGAACCGCTAAACGTACCGGATGCAGCAACTGTGCCTTTTGTTCCGTCAGTAGCGTTGTAATACTCAGCACTACCGTCTGCTTCAAACGCCACAATGTAATCTTTAACATTGATGCTGCCAGACGCAAGTGTTGTAGCGGTATTAGCCCATGTCACAGCGGTATTGGAAATACTCACCGTGTTGTAATTGGGAATAATTTTTAAGTTGGCATAACCAATGGGTTGAGCGTTTTCCAGCCAAGAAAACTCATCATCTTTGATAGCAGTGCGATTGGCTTGTGTGTCAAGGCCACGAAAGGTTTTGACAACTTGATATGATTTTTTTTGCTCTGCCGTAGCCATCTTAATAAATGTTGCTGTAAGCAGAAGGAATACGACGATTAAAGACAGTATTCAACACAGAAATAGCTTGTTTTGAATATTCTTGCTTGTAAATTTCTGCTTCACCAAACGATTGCTCGTAATACTTGGCTAAATACGCCGCATAGAATTGAACAGGACTTGTATACGGGTCTTGAATGGAATCTGTAACCGTTGGCGTGGTTAATACCAAATCAGTCGGCAAAATCACCGTATCAATCTCAATTTGATAAATTTGATCCGGTATAGGACCAATATAAATGGTATTTTGACCATAAACCGAGAAAGCACACGGTCTACCAATGTAATTCTGCCAAAACCGCAACCTGGCGTTGAAATCTGTCCAAGCCAAGTAATCTAATGGCACACGACTATTACCCCAATACAAATTGATGTTCAAAATGTCTAGGGTTTGCTGGCCTTGTGGCAAGGTGCTAAACGGAATCTGCTCAACATTGCCAACATACGTTAATCCGCACGTTCCATTAAAAAATTCTGTGGATGGTGGATAGTTGTTGTAGCTTGAGCTGCTACTTAACGGATACGGGGGCGCAGTTGTGCCGGTTGTGCCAGCAGTCGTGACTTGATAAGTAAAAATGTTGCTAAACAAGAATTGACCGGCTGTATAAGCGGTACTTGCTTGCCAAGTCACAGGGTTTGTTGCTGTGACACTGTTAATTGTTGTTGCAGGTGGTGCGGGGGCTTGTATAACCTGGATAGTACGCAGACAGCCTGTATCACGCACTAACCGGTTTCGGGCAGCGTTAATATAGTCCGTTAGTTGCTGATCCGTGTAAAAATTAGCGTTGGCATCATGCAATAAACGTCTGACTTCCGTAATATAACCGGAGAGGGTTTTCGACATTTACGTTCCATAGTTTAAGCAACAGATCGGACTTTTCCCTCTGTCTGCTTAACAGCTCGCAGAGGTACTCTTTCCACCACCGGGGATAACGAATGGTTCTTTTCTGGTGGCTTGTCGGAAAAAGTCCACTTAGCAAGGATAGCTAAACCATCCTCAATATCGTTTGTGGTCTTAATCCAGCCAAGCCGAGCCAAATAAGGTTCTTTGTTTTCATCTCCGTAACCAAAAACGTGCTTGGCAACGTCAATAGGAACTTCAACGGGTTCACCTGGCAAAAAGGTATACTTCACGCCAGCAAAACCATCTACCAGTTTCTTTTCAGTTAAATTGGTTACGAATATTGAAATCATCAGAAACTCACAACATCGCCGTACACGGCAATATCAACTGTACCGTTAGACGATCCAGTATTGATGTTTACATACAAGCATTGCGTTTGATAACCGCTGACAACGGTATTGGCAGCAAAACCACCAGCAATCGTTAAATCTTGATAAGTGCCAGCACCTGTCAAGTTGGTTAACACCACGTTAGCAACGACCGCATTGGCAGTTGCTACGTTACCTGTGCTGGAAATACTGATTGCCACGTTAGCCGCACTGACGTTACCAGTTGGATTTTGTACAGTAATTCTCCGTACAATCACCGCACCAGAACCTGCTATTGCACCGGAATTGGTTAAGCCACCATTTAACAATGGAATGGTGACTACCGCATTACCGGTGGTAGCAAGTGAAGCGGTTTTAACAACGCCAATACGACCATTGCCGAAACTGTCTAAAGTATATTGTGCGACTGAATCTGCATTAGACATATTGTTTCCTTAACTGTTGTATGTGCCGCTTACTGCTTGACCACCGTTAACAGTAGCAAGAGTAATCGTTGTAGCGGTTGCAACAATAACGTTTGCACGAACGTTTACACCGTCAGACAGCAACACACCACCCGTGTTATTGGCAATGAGTGTTGACCAAGTTGATGGCGTTGTGCAAGCAGTATTGGTGTTGTAAGCCGACACTGCTTCAATTGTCACGTTTGCTGTTGGGAACAACAAGTATGTACCAGCAGGAACCAGCACGGTAGCGTTATTTGCGCTCAGTGTTGTTAACTGCCAATAAGCACCTGGTGTGTTTGAACCAGCAGAGGAAAGGAGGATTTTGTTTAAGCCGAGAGCCATGACTATTTCTCCTTAGAGTGCGATTGAGTTATAACCAGACACACGGGTCATGGTCTTGGGTTTGGTCGATACCAATTCCGCAATCATCAACACCGCACCTACATAACCAATCTGCCAGTTAGGCAGCGTCGATTCAAAGCCAGTGAACACAAATGAGCCTTGCTCATGGATGTACAACGACAAGTAGTTGCTGTTGATGAAGTAGACAGTACCTTCAGGGCAATATGGGTCTGGATAGATTGGCACACCAGCAACCATCAAAGCACGAAACGCTGCTTGAGGGCCGTTGTTGTCACCATCAAAACCGTGGCCTGGGGTGATAACGTATTGCTCTTGACCAACATAGTCTTGAGCTAACAATGTCCATGTACCAAAACCGCATACACCAAATGTCGGTACTTCAGCACCGTATTTGACTGTACCAGAGATGTACTGAAGCGTGTTTTGACGGGTTGGGTTGACGTTACCCGCTGCGTACACTTTGGATTTCCACCAAGTGTATGTCGAACGGTTGATGTTACCGTAGGTTGCCAAGTTAGTACCGTCATCAATTGCACCAGGCAAGCCGATGAATTGTTGGGTGTTGGTGTAATTGGTGTACAAGGCTGTTGCCATCGCATCCATCATCACGTTGGTCGCATCATTCATACGAGCTTCGATCAGAGGGATAATAGCGTAGTCTTGTTGCACTGCACCTTCCATACCAAGGAATGGTACAGGTGCAATCATCAATTTTAGGTTGAATTCAGCGTTAAACGCACCTTGCTGGACTGATGGTTGGTTAAATGAGCCTGAATAATCAGACCATTGTGCATTAACAAAACCAGCACCCTGAACAGGTACAGTCACTTGGCTCACACCGCCTGATGCTTGTTGGCTGTTTGCAATAAGCGCAGCCATCAAAGGGGTTGAGTTGTAAAGCTGGACAACCAGCTTGGGTATAAATGCCCGGCGTGTGACGTAGGTAAGCTCATTATACTGAGACGTACCACTTGCCGGGAGAATTCCGCCGCCAATAGGCATAATAAATCTCCTTAGTTAATAAACGGCAAAACGCCGCCAAACAGTTTTATCCCCAAAACTATACACCAATTGGTCTACGACCAATATTCCTAATTTCGTTCAATGCAGTAGCGGCTTCATTACGAGCTGCTTGCTGTGGGCTTTTCCAATACTTGGACAAATCAAATTTGTTTAATGTGTTTGGATTGTAACCAGTTGGCGTGGGTTCAGCGGCTTGCTTCATCCACTCCCAATGCTGGGCAGCCGTATCGTGGCTAGTAATGCCTTGATCGAGCATAATCTTTTCAATTTCGCTCACGGCATTATCATCCACGTTGTATGTTGATTTAATCTTTGCACGTTTTGCTTCGAGTTGTTCCCGGATATCACGCTCATGCAATTTGTTTTCCAAAGCCATCACTTTTTGTTCAGCTTCAGACACTTTAGTGCGAGTGTAATCTTCAATTTCCAACTCAGGAATGACGAGATCAGGATTAACTTCTCTAGTCATTTGCAAAAGTCTTTTGCGTGTGATTGGATTGTCAGATAACGTTTTGGTCAATTTAGCCAATTCGTAAATCTGCGCTTGATCCATATTTTCTAAGCTACTCATGTTTATCCCCTAACAGCATTAAATAACTTTTTTGGTATCGCCTGGGCGAGAAGTGGTCATCATGTTTTTATGACCGCCTTTTGGTGCTGAACTCAAGCCACCAAATTGTGAATAACGTGGGGTGTTGACAATTTGACCGTTTTTCTGGTTGTTGTCAGTTGGATTGCGAGGGGCTGAAGCACCACGGGGTTTGAACAAGTCCATCATTTTTCCTTTACATAGGTGGAGGCAAACCGCCTCCTGGAGGGGGAAGTCCAGCACCGCCCGGTGGCTTCATGCCGCCTGGTGGCGCAAGAGGAGGTGGTGGCGTGGGCTGGCC